TTCGTTTAGTAAGCTATATTACTGGTGCAAAAAATGCTATTAAAGGTGTCGGAATGTTTCTTGGTGGATTGATTCTTTCGACTGTTGGTTATCTTATCGGTCTTATTGCATTAGCAATATTAATAATTGTTCCAATACCATTTGTAATGTATTATGTTGACCCAAAACACAATACAACGATTGATGACTTGGTTGATTGGCAACCACATGTGTCGTTTATTTGTGCTCCAACTCCAATGTCGGATGACGGGTTTGTCGATGCATCTATTGTAGAAGATGCAGTATTAAAACTATTGGAACATACAGAAGGTGGTGTTGTTGTCAAATCAACAATCACTCCAGATATTGTTGACCGTTTATATTCTTCAATCTTTGAAGATGACATCAAACGTTTGACTATCAACCCTGAGTTCCTGACAGAATCAAATGCAAAAGAACAGTTTGTAAATGCAGAGTATCATGTTATTGGTGGTCACCCTGACGCATGTCAAGGTCTTGCACAGTTGTATGATGTGTACAGTCTATGTACTGCAACAGAATATTTGTTCTGTTCTGCACCAGAAGCTGCATATATTAAGTATGGTGTGAACTCGTATCTTGCTATGAAAGTAACATTCTTTAATCAATTATATGATGCTGCAATTGGATTTGGTTGTAACTTCCCTACTATTGCAAATGCAATCGGTAAGGACAAAAGGATTGGACTTGGTCACACTCGTGTGCCTGGCTATGATGGTAAACGTGGATTCGGTGGTGCGTGTTTCCCCAAGGATACAAAAGCATTTACTTTATTCGACCCTAGCTTGACTTTAATTGATAAGTGTGTTAGTATAAACAATGAATTTCGTAATAGTTACGAATTAGATAAACGTGAGGAAGAAAATAATGTCAAGTATGATGGACAAGCTGAAGAAGAACAGCAAGATAAAGACGACAGCGATACTGTCGGAGAGTAAATTTTTTACAGAAACAGATATGGTGCCAACCGATGTTCCAATGGTGAACGTTGCGTTGAGTGGAAGTATTGACGGTGGTATCACGCCTGGCTTAACGGTACTAGCAGGCCCGAGTAAGCACTTCAAGACTTCATTTGCATTGCTAATGGCAAGTGCATATATGAAGGCAAAGAAGGACGCAGTAATGCTCTTTTACGATAGTGAGTTTGGTAGTCCCCAATCTTACTTTGAGCAATTCGGAATTGATACCTCACGGGTGTTGCATACACCCATCGCCAATGTCGAGGAACTCAAGTTTGACTTAATTGGTCAACTTGAATCAATCGATAGAAAAGATGACGTAATAATCGTTATCGATTCAATTGGTAATCTCGCATCCAAGAAAGAGTTAGAGGATGCAATCAACGAGAAATCGGTGGCAGATATGTCCCGTGCCAAAGCATTGAAGGGTCTCTTTAGGATGTGTACTCCATATCTGACCATGAAGAATATCCCTATGCTTGCCGTCAACCATACATATAAGGAAATTGGACTATTCCCTAAAGACATCGTAGGTGGTGGTACTGGTATATACTACAGTGCAGATAACATCTGGATTCTGGGAAGACAACAAGATAAACAAGGAACTGAGATAAAAGGTTACAGGTTTATCATTAATGTGGAGAAATCACGTTATGTTAAAGAAAAATCTAAAATACCTATCACAGTATCTTGGGAAGGTGGCGTACAACGTTTCAGCGGTCTTTTGGATGTCGCTCTCGTTGGTGGTTATGTCGCTAAGCCTTCTAATGGTTGGTACTGTCGTGTCGATAGGGATACTGGTGAGATGGTTGACCCAAGAGTTCGAGAGAAGGACACCCTTCAAGAAGAATTCTGGAAACCAGTCTTCGCAGATACCGACTTCGCAGACTTCCTCAAGTCACAATACTCAATTGGACTCGCACAAAAAGTAGACATGGAAGAGATAGCAAATGTCGAATGAAATTGAGAATATGCTCAGTGAAAAGATTCACTACGAACTTATTCCTTCGGATGACCCCCATGGATGGGATGTCCGAATACTAGAAGAATATCCTGAAACGGTTATTACTTTTGGTGCAATCAAATTTGTAGGAATTGATGATGGTGGAGAAGATGGAGAGATTAGATTTGATTTCTCCATTAAATCCTCACCAGACCCAGAATTAACAACAGAAGACTTGACTTTTCAAGCATATGTTGGTACAATACTTAATAGCGTAATAGGTACAGCTATCGCAGAGGGAACTATGGTTGCAAAGGATAGTGACTCTGGTCAAATTATGGCAACGGAAGAAACACATGAGGACTTAGAAGAATTATATAATGAATATCAATCTAGAACAGACAGTACTGCGGAATCTACTGACCAATGATGAATACATGCGGAAGGTTCTTCCGTTCATATCACCCGATTACTTTGAAGGAGTCTACAAAGGACTATTCAAAGAAGTCACTAAATTTGTAGCAAAATATAACAAACTACCAACTCTTGAATCATTCAAGATTGAAATCGATGAAGAGAATTCTCTTGCGGATGACCAATATCGTTCCGCAATAGACCTTCTTCCTAATATCTTTACACCTGAATCTGAGAACCTTGAATGGTTAATTACACGAACTGAGAAGTGGTGTCAAGACCGTGCGGTCTATAATGCGGTAATGGAATCTATTTCTATTATCGATGGTAAACATGCAACCATGCAAAAGAATGCAATACCCGATGTATTGTCTAAAGCACTTGGTGTTACGTTTGATACTAATATTGGTCACGATTATCTAGAGAATGTAGATGGTCGTTATGACTTTTACCATGAACAAGAAGAGAGGATACCTTTTGACCTTGATTACTTTAACCAGATTACTAAAGGCGGTTTGCCGAATAAAACTCTCAACATTGCACTTGCTGGCACTGGTGTTGGTAAGTCTCTGTTTATGTGCCATGTCGCTGCCAGTGCATTAAGTCAAGGACGCAATGCATTGTATATTACTATGGAAATGGCAGAAGAACGTATCGCAGAACGTATTGATGCGAACTTACTGAATATTCCTATTGACCAACTAGAGAATCTATCCAAGACTATGTTCACAGATAAGGTTCAACAGATTGCCGCAAAGACTCAAGGTAAACTTATTATTAAAGAGTATCCTACTGGACAGGCAAATACTGCACACTTCCGTGCATTACTGAATGAGTTGAAACTCAAGAAGAACTTTGTCCCTGAGATTATCTTTATTGATTACCTGAACATATGTGCATCATCTCGTATGAAAGGTATGGGTGGTGCAATCAACTCTTATTCTTATATCAAATCTATTGCAGAAGAACTACGTGGACTCGCAGTTGAGTTCAACGTTCCTATTATGTCTGCAACCCAGACTACACGTAGTGGTTATTCTAATGATGACGTTGGTCTAGAAGACACGTCAGAATCATTTGGTTTACCCGCAACTGCTGACTTGATGTTTGCATTGATATCTAATGAAGAACTAAATAACCTTGGTAAGATAATGGTTAAACAGTTGAAGAATCGTTACAATGACCCGACACGTCTCAATCGATTTACCGTAAAGGTTGACCGTAGTAAGATGCGTCTGGAAGATGATAATGATGAAGAGATGATTCCGAGTGACCCTGATAAAGGATATGATGACAAACCTTTATTTGATAAGACTTCGTCTGGTCAGAGAATCAATCAAGAAAACTTTAAAAACTTTAAAATGGAAGATTAACTATTATGAATAATGTAAATTTAATTGCGTTGAGTAGACCATCCGCAAGTACGGATTGTCACACTGCAAGTGAACTGGTTGCATATACAGCTAGAGTAAGTAACCCTACGAATCAAAGTAATAAGAAAACTGCACCTAAGTTATTGAAGTATCTTATGAAAGAAAATCATTGGTCACCATTTGAAATGGTACATATGACCATGGAAATTAAAACGACTCGTGATATCGCAAGACAGATTATTCGACATCGCTCATTCTCATACCAAGAATTCTCACAACGTTATGCTGAAGCAAAGGTATTTGAAACACGTGAGGCACGTCTACAGGACGAAACCAATAGACAAAATTCTATTCCGACAGATGATAGTACTCTGAAAGAATGGTGGAACATGTCACAACAAAGTATGATAAGATACTCCAAAAAAGCATATGAAGAAGCATTAGAGAAAGGTATTGCAAAAGAACAAGCACGTGCATTGTTACCTGAAGGTCTAACTGAATCTACATTGTATATGGCGGGTAGTCTACGTAGTTGGATTCATTATTGTGACCTAAGACGGGCAAATGGAACTCAGAAAGAACATATGGACATTGCTGAACAATGTTGGGATATCATCACGGTTCACTTCCCTGAATTAGGATTAAGAGGTGAGACCGAACCGAAACATCGCATAGTAGATGATGCGGGTGTTGATATTGAAACAGGTAAGTTTACAGGATGAGTGAGATAACAATCCGTAATAAGGGTTTACTCAAGACCCTTGATGAGACTTTGAATATGTTCTTAGAACATAAAGAACTCTGTACGGAATTGTCAGATAATTTACAGAGAGATATACCCGTTGAAGATTGGGAAAAATTCTGTAAAGAAGAATACATGCATGAAATGATTGCAAGGGGTGACTTTCACCAAGGATTCCCTGAAAGAGGATTTGGTTTTCAAGTAGCACAAGGTGCTAAAGAAAGACCTGATATATTTGAACCATTGAAGAAGTGGACTAAGACTGAACTTCCTATGCGATTTGGTGCAAGGTCAAACTCCCTGACATCTTATTATCCACCCAATGGATTTGTAGGATGGCA